TATTCTGGTAAACGTATTGTTATTACTGAAGGTGAATTAGATGCTGCCAGTTGTTATGAAGCAATGGAAGGCTGGCCGATGGTCTCTCTTCCTCATGGTGCTGCATCAGCCAAAAAGGACATCCAAAAACAAATACCCCTACTTCAGGGCTATAAAGAGATCGTTTTATTTTTTGATAAAGACGAAGCGGGACGAAGAGCGACGGAACAAGTGGCTGCTATCTTACCGCATGGGACAGTTAAAATTGCTAATTTGGCGGACCCTTACAAGGATGCCAGTGATGCTTTACAGGCTGGTGATAAAAGTGCTATTTGCCGTGCTATATGGGACGCGAAACCTTATCAACCTGATGGCATCGTGGATGGGAAATCGTTATTAGATGCTGTAACAACCCCATCTCCTCCCTGTGATCACAAATACAAATGGGCTGGATTACAAGAAAAAACTCACGGTATAAGATATGGTGAGCTAACTACAATTACAGCTGGAACTGGTCAAGGGAAAAGTACTTTCTGTAGGCAATTAGCTACAGAATTATTAGAAGAAGGAGTCAAGGTAGGTTACATCGCATTAGAAGAATCTAACAGGCGAACAGCATTAGGACTTATGTCTGTAGCTGTGGGACAAGCCCTGCATCTTGGCGAACACGATTATGAAACACTCAAAAATGCCTACGATTCCACTATCAATGGTTGGCAACTTTATTTATACGACCATTTTGGTAGCTTATCTTCGGATATTATCTACAGTCGAATTGAATATATGGCACTCGGGTTGGATATAAAAGTTATATTTTTAGACCACCTATCCATATTGTTATCCGGTTTAGACGGAGACGAACGACGAATGATAGACCAGACAATGACTAACTTAAGAAGTTTAGTTGAACGTACTGGTATTACATTATTTTTAGTCTCACATTTGAGACGAACTCAGACCGATAAAGACCATACTGATGGTGCAAAAGTTAGTCTGGGACAATTACGCGGAAGCCAAGCCATAAGCCAATTGTCAGATACTGTACTTGCTCTAGAAAGAGATCAACAAGCTGGTAATGATACATCTACTTTAAGAGTATTAAAAAATAGATACAGCGGTGAAACAGGCGTGGCAGCTGCGTTGAAATACGATAAACAAACATGTAGATTCAATGAAACTACGGACCCAATTTTCAGTCCCACAACAGATTTCTGAGACTGAATTAAAAAAACCAAACCCACCTACAAAAGAAGCAAAGAAAAAAGCAAAGTTCGTGGATAAGACTTATGCCGGAAAAACAAATGCTGGTGTTTGATTGCGAAACAAACGGATTATTACATGACCTTTCTGAGATACATTGCATTGCCATCTTCGATTCCCAAAAAGAAGAAACCTTCGTATTTAATAATCAAGGTAGTGACTGCTACCCGATCACGGAGGGTTTGCATTGGCTTTCCAATGCTGACCTTATTGTCGGTCATAATATTTTGGGCTTTGACATACCTGCTTTTCGGAAAACTTATTCTTGGTTTAATACTAATGCTGACATTATTGACACTTTGGTCTTATCTCGCTTATATCACCCAAACATGATGGAGATAGATAAGAAAAGAAACGTACCAAGAATGCCATTACAGTTATATGGCAGACATTCGTTAGAAGCTTATGGATATCGGTTAGGTGAATATAAAGGAGAATTTGGTAAAACTACTGACTGGCAAAACTGGTCACAAGAAATGCAAGATTATTGTGTACAAGACGTACACGTCACAACAAAATTATGCGAGCACTTCCGCCCTTACCTAAATGGCTCGCGTTAGAACACCGAGTCGCTGAAATACTTACAGAACAAGAAATACATGGATGGTACTTTGATGAACAGAAAAGTCAGCAACTTGAATCACATCTCCGAAGAGAGATGGAAGACACTGTTGAAATACTTCGAGGACAATTCCCTTTCGTTGGAGGAAAGATGTTCACTCCTAAACGAAATAACTCATCCACAGGATACATCGAAGGAGCTGAATCACAAAGAATAGTTGAATTTAACCCAACATCACGAGACCATATTGCATGGATAATACAGATTCGTCTGAAGATTACGTTGACCCAGACTACTACGACTGGCAAACCAATTATCGACGAGATTACATTGAAGGAGATCAATCATCCCTTCTGCAAATTATGTGCGAAAGCTTTGGATCTGAAGAAGAAGCTAGGAATGATATCGCAAGGCGTGAACGCTTGGCAAAAGTTATGTACGACTAACAGTCGAATACATCACCATTGCTCAGTAAATACTAATACTTTTAGAGCAAGCCATCGTAAGCCAAATTTAGCCCAAGTTCCAGCTGACGCACAGTTTAGAGAACTATTTAAAGCTAGTCCAAACAAAGTTATGGTAGGAGCCGATTTAAGCGGTATCGAACTACGCATGCTTGCCCATTACTTAGGACGATATGACGGAGGTCGATATGCCGACATATTACTGAACGATGATATACATCAAGTTAACGCTGACAAAATAGGGATCACCCGTCGACAAGTAAAGACTGTAACTTATGCCTTTCTTTACGGGGCGGGAAACCTCAAACTAGGACTGAGTTATGATAACTCTTTACAACCCAAGGAAGCCAGTAAAAAAGGATCCGAGATTAGAAAGGCTTACGTATCTGCAATCGATGGACTCGCCGACTTATTGGCAGCGGTTGCAAATAAGGCTGCTAATGGTTACCTCATGGCATGTGACGGACGAAGGGTGCTGGTCGATAGCCCACACAAAGGATTAAATTATTTACTTCAATGTGGTGCTGGCATCGTTGCAAAACGATGGATGGTTATAGCTGATGACAACCTCAAACACGATGTCCACACTCATCAACTAGCTTTCGTACATGACGAACTGCAATACGAAACTTTACCCGAATATGCTGAAGAAATTATGAGCGTATTGGAAATATCAGCAAAATTAGCAGGGGAATATTACAACCTAAGATGTCCAATCGCGGCAGAATCAAAAACTGGAAAAAATTGGGCAGAAGTACATTAATTTATGAAATTATTAATAGATTGCGATTTTATTGTCTATAAATGTTGTGCAGCGGCAGAAACTGAAATGGATTTTGGAGATGACGTTATATTAGTCACTTCTAAATTTAGTGAAGCTTATAAATGCGTACAACGTGATATAGAAAAGATAAAACGTGAATTTCCTTTTTATGAAGAGATAATTCTATTTTTTACAAGCCCTAATAATTTTAGGAAAAAAATTTTGCCGGAATACAAAGGGCATAGAAATAGAAAAAAGCCCTGTGGATTTAAAAGGGTAATTAATCAACTCAAAAAAGATTACAAAGTTATTGTGAAGGATACTTTAGAAGCTGACGATACTATGGGTATCTATGCAACTAAGTACCCGGGAAATATTATTGTCTCACCAGACAAAGATATGAAACAGATTCCCGGGAAACTATATAACTTTGATGAAACAATAGACATCACACCAGAAGAGGGTGCTAGATGGCATTTAATACAGTCGATGGCTGGTGATAACACTGATGGTTACTCAGGTGTCCCCGGTATTGGAATTAAACGTGCTGAAAAAATATTTTCTGAGAAAGGTTATACATGGCAAGCCGTGGTTGAAACTTTTGAAGAGAAAGGCATGACTGAAGCTGACGCATTAACAAATGCAAGGCTCGCTCGAATATTAACTATCAATGATTATGACGAAGCAAAGAAAGAACCAATCCTATGGACCGCCCCCACCAATTACCAAGTTAACGACTGAACAAGACTTCAGATTAAGAGCTATTGAATTAGCTATTAAAAGTCCTGAAGCAACTAAGGAAGATATCATTACTGTCTTCCTTGCTTTACAAAAGCAAAGTTTTATACTCGCAAACTGTTTAGAAAATTTAATAACGAAATGGCCGAAACCACCAACGACCACGGACCGTCATACTACCGACGAGGTTCCATTGATGTTTGGGATTTTATTAGAGCGCAAGGATTAGGTTTTCATTTGGGAAACGTAATTAAGTATGTATGCAGAGCCGGATATAAAGATAACGATATAGAAGATTTAAAAAAAGCTGTCCACTATTTACAGAACGAAATTGAATACCGAACCAAACATCATAGCTAGGACCGGCAGGGTCCAGCAATGGATTGACAATCCAGACTCACGTCTACCCGTATCTTGCACCGTCTTCGTTGTTGAAGACTCAATGGAGGGACCAAATGGAATCGAAGCATCATGGAGATTTGTATCACACGCTCTCAGATATGGAGCGGGTGTCGCAGTCCACTTGTCGAAACTACGACCAGCGGGAACGACTACTAATAAAGGACCTGACACGCTTGTTGCAAGCGGTCCGGTGTCCTTCGCAAAAATTTACTCAACATTAAATGAAATTCTTAGGAGGGGTGGCACGTACAGGAATGGGGCGTGTGTTATTCATCTCGATATTACACATTCCGATATTCTTGATTTCGTGCAGTGTCCGAGACAAGAACTCCCATGGGTTAAAAGATGTATTGACCTCACCCCAGACCAATGGACTAATACAGAATCTGGAACAAAAGAAGCAATCCTACGAGGAATTGCAAAGGGAGATATTTGGCTCAACAAAATAAAACATGACGAAAATGGAAAACGAATCTACTCCAACGTCTGTCTTGAGGTTTACTTGCCCTCACGAGGAACGTGCCTCTTACAGCACCTTAATTTGTCTGCCTGTCGTATCGGCGACTTACGATCAGGTTTCCGTGAAGGCATGTCCTCGCTGTGTGAGTTACATGGTGGGACAGGGGTTGGAGAATCTGGAGAATATCTTACGCCAGATATCGACAGGCAAGTCGGTTTCGGACTCTTAGGTCTAGCCAACTTCCTATCAAATAATAATATTACTTATGCCGAGTTTGGTAAGGCTCTTGAAGCAACTAATAATGCTGAACCTTACGAAGATAGAGCGGGGTTAGCTGCTCGTGAACTATATCTTGGCATACAAGAAGCAGCTAACATAGCACGAAAGAACAACATGCAAAGAGCATTTGCCATAGCACCTACAGCTAGTTGTTCTTATAGAAGTAGAGACCTAAAAGGTTTTACTGCAACACCAGAAATTGCACCACCAATCAGTCGAGTAGTTGACAGAGATTCAGGTGAATTTGGGGTGACACAAGTAGATTATGGCAACGTTGAGATCGCATCTGAAGTTGGATGGGAGAATTATAAAAAGGTAGCTGATCAAATAATGATCATGCTTAACAGAACTGGATTGCTTCATGGCTATAGCTTCAATTCTTGGAGCGACATGGTGACTTACGATGAAGCTTTTATCGAAGAGTGGCTAAAAAGTCCACAGACTTCTCTCTATTACTCTCTGCAAGTAATGGGAAACACTCAAGATAAGTCTGATGCTTACGCAGCGTTAGATCAATCCGATGTTGACGATTATTTGGCAGAGTTAATGAGCAAAAATCCTGATGAAATAGCTTGTGACTGTCAACAATGAACCCCTACGAAAAATTACTAAACAGAAAAAGAAAATGGACACCTGTCCAAACCACTAAAGGAAAGATAAAAGATGGCGCAGAAGAAGCGGTGTACCGTGCTCTCGCTGTACGCAACATGGAATGTCCAGTTGGCGCGTTTGTATCTGATTCACTCTCTGAGATTCCTGAGAAAAGTAGAAAACTTTTGGAATCAAACATAAAAGATGAAGACAACCATGACTTAGCACTTGGATATATCGCTAACGCAATAGGCGTAGATGATGAAGCTGAAGCCGAGGCATTACGCCTACGTGACGCATGGATAGCACATCCAGATCACACAATATTAAAAGCCTTAGTAATTGAAAGAGCAATATTCTTTGTGATATTGCCTTTCTTTAGGTTTAATGGTGATGCTGGTTTACGTACTGTAAGTGCTGATATATCTAGAGATGAGCAAATACACGTTGCTACTAATAGTCTTGTCTGTGCAGAGCTTGGTCTTAAACCTAGCCAGTCATTAGACAAGTTAAGGAGAGCCACTATTAATTGGATCATGCAACCACTATCAGCCAATGCCGATAAATATTTGGACAAAAAATTTTGGCTGGATGCGAGTGATCGACTTATGTATGAGGGCAAAGCTCCACAATTAACCGAAACTAAGGCAGCTAGAATGCCTGCTTTTTTTGAACATGCAAACACCAACCTCCCCCAATATTCTTGAGCCAATACTTGGACCCACCCTCCCGTTTGTGCTCGAGGAACTTGAAGAAAATTTTCCTCAAGTAAACCCACATCCTAAAGAAGAGATAGGATCAATCATGTATAAAGCTGGTCAGAGATCAGTAGTTGAATGGATAAGAAAAAGGATAGATGAATAATGATAGCGTTTCCACTCGCTCCAGAAGAAATACCAAGAGTATGGAATAAAGTAAAACCTTTAATTGATAAAGCTTTAGTTCATAATTATGGTGAACAAAATTCTCTAGATATACTTGAAAAATTATTTAAAAAAGAAGTAATATTATTTATTGGAGTTGAAGCTGATGAAATTATGTCAGCTTTAATAGGAGAAGTTTTAATACATCCACGAAAAAAAGTATTTCACATCACAACATGGTCTACAAAAACAGGTCATGACTATGATCAATGGATGCAATTGTTTGATGTAGTTGAAGATTTTGCAAGAGGTCAAAGCTGCACAACTATTTCAGCATGGACTAGAAAAGGTCTTGCAAAAAAATTAAATTGGACCAACGAATACTCAGTTGTAACTAAAGATTTATAGGAGGTAATTATGAGTAGTGGTGGCGGTAAACAAACCAAATATGATGATGCTTGGATTAGTCAAAAACATGATGAGTTTCAAACACACATAGATAATTTAGGTCAATATAACGAACACAGATACCAAGAACATCTTAACCAACAGGCATACCTTGATGCTCTAGGAAAAATAAATGAAACTCAGACTGCGCAGATAGGAACTTTATCTGAGTATGACAAAATGACTGCGGGTATTAATGAAACGCAGTCTACGCAGATAGGAGATTTATTTAAATTTAAAACTGACTACGAAAAAAAATTTGCTGATTTAGAAAAACTCTATGGTAGTGGTACTAGTACAGGACCTACAATTGGAGATGTTACTAACTTAGAAGATAGAATTGAGGCAATACAAAAGCAATACGAAGGTTTAAATATAGATACGCAGTTAGAATCACTTGCGTCTTCTTTAAGAGGTGAGTTTAAAACTAATATTGAAAATTTAGATATTAATCCAACACAAACAGTAGATTTAGCACAGCTACGTAATGATTTAATCACAGAATATCCTGAATTATTTGAAAATGATTTTGATACATCTCAATTTGATGCAGATATTAAAGACTTAGATAGTAGGTTAGCTTCTTTTGAAGGTTTTAAAGCACAATCAGCATCTAATCTTGATGATGTTGAAGAAGCATTAAGAGGAGAGATTGGTAGTCTTAATCAAAGCCTTACAGCTGGTTTAGGAACATTAAGATCTGAAGCTGGAACTGCATTAGATACTGTATATAAAACAAGAGATCAAGCTTTAGCTGGATTGTCTGGTGCTTTTGGTCAACAATTACGAGCACAAGAAGCTTCTCTTGGTAAAAGAATTGATGAGACAGGAAAAGATATTGATCAAAGAATAGCTGAACTTGGCTCAATGATGAATTACAGAATGCTTGGTGACAGTGCTGGCGGAGTAAAGATGAGAAGATCTAAAGCTTATAAGTCTGGTGCTGTACAAACTGGTACAGGTCAGCTAGGTCGTACCATGAAATTAAAAACACTTAATATATAATTATGACTGCGAAAGCTAGATACGATGCACTTTCTAGTGACAGATCACAGTTCTTAAACATAGCTGAACAAGCAACCAAGCTTACACTTCCATATTTAATAAGAGGTGAAGAGGACCACAATGGAGGAGCAAGAAATCTTATAACTCCATGGCAATCAGTTGGTGCAAAAGGGGTAGTCACACTGGCATCAAAATTAATGCTTGCTTTGTTACCTCCATCAACAAGCTTTTTTAAATTACAGTTAGATGAAAATGCTCTGCAAGGTTCAATACCTCCAGAGATGAGATCAGAATTAGATTTATCTTTTGCCAAAATTGAAAGAACTATTCTTGAGGCTATTGCTGCTTCAAGTGATCGTGTAATTATTCATCAAGCTTTAAAACATCTAATTGTTGCCGGTAATGTTCTGGTATTTATGGGTGAGTCTGGATTAAAGATGTTCCCATTAAATAGATATGCTATTGAACGAGATGGTAATGGTAATGTTATAGAAATTGTCACTAAAGAAAGAATAAATAAATCTCTTTTGGAAGATATCGTTCCAGAAGATTTTAAAATACTTGAAGAACAAGATGTCACCGAAGATGGTGAATACGTAGATCGTCAAGAAGTAGATATTTACACACACTGTGTACGTGTAGGTAATAGATACGAATGGCATCAAGAAGTATATGATCAAGTCATCCCTGCTTCAAAAGGAAAAGCACCAGCTAACGCTACTCCATGGCTACCACTAAGGTTTAACACAGTGGATGGTGAAGCGTATGGTAGAGGAAGAGTTGAAGAGTTTATGGGAGATTTAAAATCTCTCGAAGCATTAATGCAAGCTCTTGTTGAAGGTAGTGCTAGTGCAGCAAAGGTTGTATTTACAGTCAGCCCAAGCTCAACTACAAAACCACAGACCCTAGCTCAAGCCGGTAATGGTGCAATTATTCAGGGAAGACCTGATGACATAGGTGTTGTAAACGTAGGCAAAACAGCTGACTTTAGAACTGCATTTGAAATGGCTATGCAATTAGAGAAACGTCTAGGAGATGCTTTCTTAATTCTGAATGTCAGACAGTCTGAAAGAACTACAGCTGAAGAAGTACGTATGACACAGATGGAATTAGATCAACAGCTCGGTGGATTGTATTCACTGTTAACTATTGATTTCTTAGTTCCATACCTATCAAGAAAATTAATGGTATTTCAGAAATCTGGAGAGATACCACAGATACCCGGAGATATGGTCAGACCTACAATCGTAGCCGGCGTCAATGCACTTGGACGTGGACAGGATAGAGAAAGTCTTATTCAGTTTATGACAACTATTGCACAGGCAATGGGTCCAGAAGCAATGATGCAATACATAAACCCAGAAGAAGCTATTAAACGTTTAGCAGCGTCCCAAGGAATTGATGTATTAAATCTCGTACGAGGTATGCAAGAGGTAGAACAAGACAGGCAAAGAGCAGAAGGACAAGCGATGAACATGAAACGTGAAGAGTTACAAGTTCAAGCAATGAAATCTCCTTTAGCTGATCCAACTAAAAACCCTGCATTAGCACAACAGTTAGCTGAAGGTGGCGGAGGTTCTCCACAACCTATGGCGGCAGATATACCAACAAATCAAGCACCCGAATATAGTTAAACATGTCTGAGACATTAACAATGGATGAAGTTCAAGCGGATCAGCCTGAATTAACTCCAGAAGAACAAGACTCTCTCCAAGTTGGAGAAGCAATGGAAAGTCAGCAAGAACAATTATTAGCTGGCAAATATAAAAATGCTGAGGAGCTAGAAAAAGCTCACTTAGAATTACAAAAGAAATTAGGTGAACGTGCAGAACCACAAGAACCTGTAGCAGAAGAACCTAAAGCAGAAGAACCTGTAGAAGAGGAACCTAAAGCAGAAGATACTAAAGAGGACAAACCTGAACCCAAAGTATTAGATGAACTATGGAACCAAAGAGAAAAAGGTTTTAGTGATGAAGCTTTACAGAAACTAGCTAAAACAAATCCCGGAGAACTAGCTAAAGAATATTTAAGATACAGAGAATCACAGCAACCAAAAGGTTTGTCTGATAAAGATGTCAACGATCTTAAAAACATAGCTGGCGGTCCAGAGAAGTATGACCAATTAGTTGAGTGGGCTACAAAAAACTTACCAGAAAAAGAACAGCAAATGTATGACGCAGTGGTGGATCGTGGAGATCCCCTTGCTTGTTATTTTGCACTTCAAACAGTTATGAACAAATACGAAAATGCAGTTGGTGTAGAAGGGCAACTGATAACAGGCAAAGCACCATCTGCATCTACTGATACTTTCAGAAGTCAAGCTGAACTTGTTGCAGCAATGGGCGACCCTCGTTATGACAATGACCCTGCCTATCGCCAAGATGTGATCAGCAAACTTGATCGTTCAAAAATTAATTTTTAATTATGCCTAAAGGAAAAGGAACCTACGGAACCAAAAAAGGTAGACCACCCAAAAAATGAAAACAAAAGAACTTGATACGCTACTAGAAAACGAGTATGCGTACGAACCACCTATACAACTATTACCAGAACAAAAACTAATGTCACCTGAAGCAGAAAGATTTAATGGCTGGGCAGCAATGCTTGGCTTCGTAGCAGCTCTTGGAGCCTACGTAACAACAGGACAAATTATACCCGGAATTTTTTAAATGGCAGCAATCTCAGTAACAAGAGAAAGCACAACTAACAACTGGCAGAAGTTTTGCAAGTGGGTTACTAGCACAGAAAACCGCCTATACGTAGGTTGGTTTGGTGTGTTAATGATCCCTTGCTTACTAGCTGCAACCACATGCTTTATACTCGCCTTTATCGCTGCGCCCCCAGTGGACATCGATGGCATACGTGAGCCAGTTTCCGGCTCGTTAATATACGGAAACAATATTATTTCAGGAGCTGTCGTCCCCTCCTCTAACGCAATCGGACTACATTTTTATCCCATCTGGGAAGCCGGAACTTTAGACGAATGGTTATACAACGGCGGACCATATCAACTCGTTATCTTTCACTTCTTAATAGGAGTAGCTGCATACGCTGGAAGACAATGGGAACTTTCATACAGACTAGGAATGAGACCATGGATATTTGTTGCATACACAGCCCCACTATCCGCAGCTCTTGCGGTGTTCCTTGTATATCCATTTGGACAAGGGAGTTTTAGTGATGGTATGCCTCTTGGTATTTCTGGTACTTTTAACTTCATGTTTGTATTCCAAGCAGAACACAATATCCTTATGCACCCGTTCCACATGCTCGGTGTTGCTGGGGTATTCGGTGGATCTCTTTTCTCTGCTATGCACGGAAGTCTCGTTACTTCCTCGATTATTAAAGAGACAACGGACGAGGTGTCACAGAACTATGGCTATAAATTTGGTCAAGACGAAGAGACATATAACATCGTTGCAGCTCATGGCTATTTCGGTAGATTAATTTTTCAATATGCTTCTTTCAATAATTCTCGCTCTTTACATTTCTTTCTTGCTACTTGGCCGGTGGTTGGCATATGGCTTACCTCCATGGGAATTTGCACAATGGCTTTCAACCTTAATGGTTTCAATTTTAACCAGTCAATAGTTGATAGCAACGGAAAAGTTATTCCTACATGGGCTGACATTGTTAACAGACAAAACCTTGGGTTTGAAGTAATGCACGAGCGTAACGCTCACAACTTCCCACTCGACTTAGCAAGTGCTGAATCCACAAAAATTGCCCTTACAGCCCCAGAAATTGGTTGAAAAATTTTTAATCTATTTAACTTTATTAACTAATTTATTTATATGTTCTGGGGTAATCAGACATTGGAATAATATGCCACACCAAAATTCAACCATGAGAGCCGGAGCTTGTCCTTACGCTATGGAACCAGAAAAAAAATCTGATAAAGAAACTAAGGAAAAGCTCGAAGCTCAATACAAAGAACCAGAAGGAGATCCTTCTTTTTAAAATGACTGCAAACGTAAGACGCTGGCAAGAAACAACAACAGGTAGAAAAGAAGAACCTATTGTTGCAGAGAAACCAGCAAAGAAAAAGCGTGACGAAAAGGGACGCTATATAAAAAAGAAAGAGCCTGAATCATTAGAGGAAGCTCTCACAGAAAACTAGCAACCACGTCCGTTCATCCCTTATGGGACGCATGACTCCTAAGCATGGAACGGGGCTTAGGTATATGGAGATGACACATGAAAGTTACTTTCGTATATCGTGGCGTTGCTTACACAAGAGTAATCGGTTAGGCGGTCAGGGAGGTTCAAGTCCTCCCTACTCAATTTGGCTTTTTGCCCGTACGCGGATACCAATTAGCCGTCATGACGGTGGGATAGACCACAAAAACCAGTGAGTCCAAGTAAGACTCATCACTTTTCACGCGTGAAGACGAAGTAATATACCCTCAATTTTTAACGGAAAATGGCTCAACAGTCCACAGGGATGCAAGCCAGCGTTACTATGCCCGGTGCTGCCAACAGTGCTGGTGATAGACGTGCCTTGTATCTTAAATTATTTTCCGGAGAGATGTTTAAAGGATTCCAGCACCAGACAATAGCTAGGGATCTAATCATGAAGAGAACCCTTACAAACGGTAAGAGTTTACAGTTCATATATACAGGTCGTACATCGGCGGAATATCATACTCCCGGAAACAGTATCCTCGGTAACACCGACGGTACACCCCCAGTAGCAGAGAAAACAATTACAGTTGATGATCTCTTAATCTCAAGTGCATTCGTTTATGAATTAGATGAGACACTTGCTCATTATGATCTAAGATCAGAGATCTCAAGAAAGATTGGTTTTGCTCTTGCTGAAAAATATGACCGTCTTGCATTCCGTGCCATCACTAGAGGTGCACGTGTTGCAAGTCCTATCACAAAAACAAGCTTTGTTGAACCCGGTGGTACACAAATAAGAGTTGGATCTACAACTAATGATTCTGATGCTTATAGTGCTACTAACCTAATCAATAGCTTTTATGATGCAGCGGCAGCTCTCGATGAAAAGGGAGTAAGCTCTGAAGGTAGAGTTGGTGTTCTTAACCCAAGACAATATTATTCACTTATACAAAACGTAGGTTCTAACGGTCTAGTAAACCGTGATGCTCAAGGTTCTGCATTGCAGACTGGTAACGGCATCATCGAGATTGCTGGAATCAAGATCTACAAATCTATGAATATCCCATTCTTAGGTAA